AGGCTGGTGGTAGGGCTATGACCCGCACAGGTGGTCGTGCTGGGCTCGCTGGTTTAGCTTTAGAGACTGGGTATGGTATAGGCAGAGAAATTGATGAGCGTACTGGCGTAGGTAAAAAGATTGTTGAAAAGTCTGGTCTTGGCGACGTAGTAGATAAAGTCGTCAACATGCGGGATAAGGTTAAGCTTAGCCCAAGAGCAAAAGAAAAAGCCGGGAAAGCTGATGATTCAGACGCTTCAGACAAGTTTCAGCCCCGGTACTCAGAAGGCGACTTTGGCATGAAAAAAGGTGGCAAAGTTACCGCTTCTAGCCGCGCAGACGGCATAGCCCAACGCGGAAAAACCAAAGGTAGGTATGTATGACCGATACAAACGATGTAAAAACAATGGCTGATGGCGCTGCCGTAGTAATGGGCCTTGGTGGTTTTTTAGGGTGGATGACTCCTATGGTAACGCTTATTGGTGGTGTCTTGACTATTGTTTGGTTAAGCATTCGTATCTGGGAAACTAACACCGTACAGAGGTTGGTAAAAAAAGATGCCAAGCACGAGTAAAAAGCAACACAATTTCATGGAAGCGGTGGCTCACAACCCATCGTTTGCCAAGAAGGTAGGAGTTCCACAGTCCGTGGGGCAAGATTTCAGCAACGCCGATAAAGGCAAAACTTTTAAACGAGGTGGTGAAATGGCTACAAAGATGGACCCCAAGATGATGGCTATGATGATGGCTAAAAAGAAAGCTGCAATGGGCGGCGGCGCTCGTCCTCCTGCTCCTCCTCCTCCTATGGGCGGTGGTATGGGTGGCGGTATGGGCATGGGAATGAAAAAAGGCGGCATGGCTAAAGGCGGCTCAGCTTCTTCTCGTGCTGACGGTGTTGCTTCCAAAGGCAAAACCAAAGGTACACAAATTAAAATGAAAAAAGGCGGCATGGCCTGCTAAGGAGTTGACATGGCTAATCGTGTTGTTTCCAAAAAAGAACTAGAAGAATCTGGTGCATCTTCCTTGCGGGAGTTTTTGAACAAAGAGCGTGGGCTAACCATGAAAGCGCCAGAAGGCACTAAGTTTGGTAAGTATGTACCAAGAGATAAATATACTTCCAAAGTCAATGATGCGGCGGGTAAAGCCACTGTAGATAGGCAAGATGCAGCGGCTAGGAAAGCGCAATCTAAAGCGACAGACGAAGCACAGAAACTGGCTGATCAGGGTATGGACGAGAATAAAAAACCACTGAAATATGATTTTTTAACTGATAATTTAAAGCATGGCGGTTCAGTTAAGAAAATGGCTTCTGGTGGTTCTGCCTCAAGCCGTGGTGATGGTGTTGCCCAGCGCGGTAAAACCCGTGGAAAAATGTGCTAAGGATTAATCATGGCTGATGTCAAATATCCCGATTCTGTTCCAGTGGATGAACCCGTGGCTAAGAAGGCTAAGCCCGTGCCTAAACCACCGCCTAAGCCGCCAATCTACCCTAAAGATGTACCGGTGGATGAGCCAGTTAAGAAAATGGCTAAAGGCGGTTCTGCTTCTTCTCGCGCAGACGGCTGTGCTGAGCGGGGTAAGACTCGTGGAAAGATGTGTTGATATGGCAACCGGGCCAAAGCAAGTAGTTCAGTCTTTAAAAAAAGCTGGGTTTTACAACGCGAGTAAACCCAAAAGGCTGGGCATTATCAACAAAGTTACAACCAAGCCGCAGCGCATAGAAATGGTTGATAAGTTATTTTTAGCCAAAAAAACTAAAGGTAATACAAAATGAGAGCTTCACGTGGTATGGGCGATATCTCGCCTTCTAAAATGCCCGGTGCTAAGAAAAAAGCACGTAGGGACGACACGAACTTTACGCAGTATGCCGAGGGCGGTAAGGTAAAGTCCAAGGTAAACGAAGCTGGCAACTACACCAAGCCTGATCTACGCAAACGTATTTTTAACAGCGTTAAAGCTGCGGCAATCGTAGGTACGGGCGCTGGGGAATGGTCAGCCCGTAAAGCGCAAGTTATGGCTAAACGCTATAAAGCTGCTGGAGGTGGATACCGTGATTGAACATACCAAAGATTGTTTACTTGAAGAAGCCGGTCAATGCACTTGTGACGCAATGACCGACGAAGAAATAAACGCTGAGTTACTTGAAAAAGAAGACGCGAAGGAATGAAAGCACCGCAGCAATCCCTTAAAAATTGGGGCGACCAGAAATGGCGTACCAAGTCGGGAAAGCCTTCGTCAAAAACAGGTGAGCGTTACCTCCCTGAAGCTGCTATAAAATCTTTGTCACCGGCTGAGTACGCAGCAACCACCAAAGCAAAACGTGCAGGCAAAGCGGCAGGTAAACAGTTTGTGGCACAGCCCAAAACCATAGCAAAGAAAACAGCAGGGTTTAGATAATGGCCTATACCACCGGTACTACCGCGTTTAATTTAGACCTCAATGACATCATTGAGGAAGCGTATGAGCGGGCTGGTATTGAGGTACGTACGGGGTATGAGTTTCGTACAGCACGTAGATCATTAAACCTTCTTACGATTGAGTGGGCTAATCGCGGTATCAACCTATGGACTATTCAAGAGGGCGCTATAACTCTAGTTACTGGGCAGGCTGTATACCCCTTACCTGCTGATACGATTGACCTACTGGATCATGTCATTCGTCAAAACAATGGCTCCACTAGCAATCAAACGGATATCAACATATCCCGCATCTCCGAGTCTACGTACTCTACGATCCCTAATAAGCTGGCAAATGGACGGCCTATCCAAGTATGGATAAATAGACAAACAGCCCAGACCAACGCTACCTCCATCACCCTAAGCGCTACCATTACAAGTACATCTACCACTGTTACAGTTAGCAACGCATCAGAGTTAACCACTACTGGGTTCATTAAGATTGACTCCGAGACGATTGGGTATACCAATATTGATGGTAACAGTCTCATCAACTGTACTCGTGGACAGAACGGCACTACGGCGGCGGCGCATACATCTAGTGCGGCAATCTACGTTCAGAATCTTCCTTGCGTCAATGTGTGGCCTACTCCCAATGCTGGCGGAGAGTACACACTCATCTACTGGCGGCTGCGTCGCCTACAAGATGCAGGGAACGGCGTGAACATTGAGGATATCCCGTTTAGGTTTATCCCTTGTATGGTTGCAGGCTTGGCGTTTTATATAGCCGCTAAAAGGATTGATGCTGTTCCTGAGCGTATTTCATTCCTAAAAGAAGAGTACGAGCAACAATGGTTGCTAGCGTCACAGGAAGATAGAGATAAAGCGCCAGATAGGTTTGTACCAAGGCAACTCTTCTATTGAGGTGAAGTATGCCTAGTAAGTACGCTTCAGGTAAGAATTCGATTGCCGAGTGTGATCGGTGTGGGCAACGCTATAAACTTAGTGAACTCAAAAAAGAAGTCATTAAAACAAAACTGTTTAATATTAAAGTTTGTCCCACCTGTTGGGACCCAGATCAACCTCAGCTATCATTAGGCTTATACCCAGTAAATGATCCGCAGGCTGTACGGGAACCTCGCCCTGATGTATCCTACGTTACATCTGGCACAGATATTAATGGCTTCCCTTCTGGGGGGTCTAGGGACATTCAGTGGGGCTGGTATCCGGTTGGCGGAGCAAGTCAGTTTGATGTAGCGCTGACCCCAAATTATTTGGTTGGGGTTACAAGTGTTGGTACAGTAACGGTAACGGTTTCATAGGAGTCAATGATGGACACGAAAAAAGTAAAGCAAATTGCAGATACCGAGGCCAAAAAAATGGTCAAGGGTCACGAAAGCCGCATGCATGCCAAAGGCATGAAAAAAGGTGGCCCTACCAGCGAAGACCGTATGCGCGTAGGCCGTAATCTGTCTCGTGCAGCTAACCAGAAATCGGGGTAAATCATGGCATACAGTATGAAAAAAGGCGGCAAGGAAATTGGCTCTGCTGCTGTTTATGCACCTCCACACAAGATGGATGGTACAGCCATGAAGATTTCTACCAACCCCGGCAAAGACCCCAATCGCAGCAAAGCAGAAACCTATGACGTTAGCGTTGGTGCTATCAGTAAATCTGCCGGTGATGAGTCCGTAAAAACTGACGGCATCAAAACCCGTGGCAATGGTTGCGCTACCAAGGGTGTGATGGCAAGAGGCCCGATGGCATGAACTACGCTGCGCTTGTAGTTGCGATTTCCGATTACACGGAGAACACCTTTCAAACGGTGGATGTAAACCTGTTTATTACACAGGCAGAGCAGCGCATTTACAACTCAGTGCAGTTTCCGTCAATACGTAAAAACGTGACGGGGACAATTACTGCAAGCAACAAGTATTTGTCTGCTCCAGATGACTTCTTAGCCACGTACTCGTTGGCTATTTTCTCCGGCTCTGGCCCGTACACTTTCTTACTTAACAAAGATGTGAACTTTATTCGTGAGGCATATCCCACGCCAACGGACACGGGAACACCAAAATACTATGCGTTGTTTGGCCCAACTACAACAGCAGGGCCACCGTCTTTACCAACAAATGAGTTGAGCTTTATCCTTGGCCCCACGCCAGATGCTACTTACTCCGCAGAACTTCACTACTACTATTACCCTGAGTCGATCACCACAATTGCCAGCGGGCAAACTTGGTTGGGGGATAACTTTGACACCGTGTTGTTGTATGGATCACTAGTAGAAGCATATTCCTATATGAAAGGTGAAAGTGATCTATTAGCTTTGTACGACACTAAGTACAAAGAAGCATTAGCTCTTGCTAAACGTCTGGGTGACGGCATGGAACGTCAAGATGCCTATCGTAGTGGTCAGTATAGGCAGGCGGTCACATGAGCATTGTCCAGACCCAGACTACCAGCTTCAAGAAGGAGTTGTACACGGCTGTCCACAATCTGTCCACGGACACGATCAAGATTGCTCTGTACACAGGTAACGCAGATTTAAACGAAGACACTACCGTTTACAGCGCAACCAATGAAGTCTCAGGTACAGGCTACACGGCTGGTGGGGAGACTATGACTGGGGTTCAAATTAGTTCATCTGGCTATGTAGCCTATGCAAATTGGAATAACGTGTCTTGGACGGCGGCTTTGACCGCCCGGTGTGCTTTGATTTACAACGTGACGCAGGGTAACAAGTCTATTGCTGTTCTGGACTTTGGTTCTGACAAAACATCGACCACCACGTTTACAATCACCATGCCCGCCAACACCTCAACTACGGCACTTATCAGGAGTTCAAATTGATAGTCACTACCACCAAAGGCAACATGGATGATTCCCTGTTGGAACACCGCGCCGGAGAAATTGAGAACGACAACGAACTAACATCTTGGACTGAGTACTGGCTGGATGGCGAGTTGGTTCACCGATCAGCGCATGTTACGTTGAAGAAAATGCCTACCTTTGCAGGCGGCGCGGCAGCATCTTTTTAAG